AGACAAGTTGGATTGCAACACAGAAATATTGTCCACAAATGAAGCTTAATGTTCATGTCGGGGCTTCATTTGTAATTGCAAGACGGGGACAAGGTTACAAAGACACCGTATAAGTTCTTTGAGCATTCAACCTTATATAAATGTATTAAACGCAAGACAGTTTAGCATTTCCCTTTAAGGTAGTGTTAGTTAGAAACTTTAACGATAAGTACTATTGTGTAGCTTTAAGAGTTGAAATAGTATGAGTTAAAGTGGAATAGGTTAACCGTAAGACCTTAAGTTGATAAACTTTAAAATTGATTTTATTAGTTTTTATAACTAATAAATTACGGTGAAGATAGGTATTTTGTAGGAAAAGAAACGATAGGTGTTAGCAATAGTAGGGTGGAGACTTTAAGCGATAATCGAATTAGGCAGTACTCAAATTTAACGCGAGAGTGTGTTTTAGAGGCTCGTAATCGAGGGTTAGATGAGTTGGGTATAGTTGCTGCACAAATGACTAAAAACCGAGAGAAGATGAATGTTGAAGGTGGTTTTTGGACAGTTGCACTAGATGGTTCTTATGAAACAGAGTTCTTGACTAGAACTTACGATATGCGACAATTAAAGCGTTGTTTGTTGTTTTCCGATGGTTTTGAGAGAATGTTTGTACATGATATAGTTAAAGTAAAAGATTTTTTAACACAAAGGGTATCATTAGACAGTGCTTTAAAGAAGTTAAGAGAATATGAGTCTAAGGGTTTGGTGTCTGAGATTAAGCCACATGATGATGCAGTTGCTCTTTTAGTATCTTTTTTATAAAAATCAGTGTGAAAACCCTTGCAAACACAAACTTATCTACGTTTTCTATTGACAAATATTTGTTTATTTGATATAATAGTAGAAAATAAAATAAATAAGGAGTTTAAATTGGAATGAAAAAGACGCCAATTTTTCTAGCAACTACATTTGCGCTAGGTACTTTTTTAGTGAATCAAGGTGTGAATGCAGATGAGGTTTCAACGACAAGTGAACCTAAGGTAACTGAGGTTGGGGTATCTACAACTGAGAGTACTGTAAGTACAACATCAGAAACTTCAACTGCCAGTACTTCTACAACTACGGTTGAGTCTATTGAGCCGAACACAAGTACTACAGAGGTGAGTGAAACACCAACTACAGAAACTAATAAAGTTTCTGAAGGTGTATCTGCTGAACCTACTAAGGTTACTAAAGAAGGTTCAGAGATTACCGTCACTAATCCAAAAGTAACAGTAGACCAATCAGATGGAGCTGGAAAATATAATGCTTTCAAAGTAAAATATGAAAATATTACAATTCCAGATGAAATCCCAGTAAATGAAGGTGATAAAGTTGTTTTAACTTTACCTAAAGAAGTCAAATTCCAAACATCATTTGAATTTGACGTTAAAAATCCAACACAAGATGTTGTTGGTAAAGCTTACGCTGATTCAGAATCAGGTAAACTGACAACTGTTTTCAACAGTTATTTCCAAAGTCATCCGCTTAATAAACAGATGTCCTTAACATTTGATGCTCAATGGACTGATGTTGTTGAGTCAGGTAAACCTGTAACTGTTAATTTTAATGGTACACTGGTTACCGCAAATATCGCAAAAGAACAAGAAATCGGTAAAGATGAATTGGTTGCGAAATGGGGTGGTCAAGACAAAGATGACCCAACTGTTATTAATTGGACTATTCGTGTAAATTATGCACGAAGAATACTTAATACGGTTACCTTGCTTGACACTTTTAGTGATAATCAAAAGCTTGTAGATGACTTCCTAGAAGTTGGGTACGTGGATAGTGTAGACCCTTGGGTTTACGCTGGTGATGCTAAAAACCTAGTTAAGTCTATGGTTAAAAATCCAAATGGTTTTGAGTTAACATTGGCTCGTTTAGAGCGGATGGTTTACGTTAATTATAAAACTAAGTTAACTAGTCCAGTTAAAGAGAGTGTTAATCCTACGAATGAGGTTAAATTAACTGCGGGGGATGTAACTGCTAAGTCTACTATTGAGGTGTCACTTGTTGGTGGTAAAGGTAATGCAGTTGGTGAGAACAAACCAAAACCTACTTGGGAACTACCGAATGATGCTCCAGTTGTTGAGCTTCCAGAACTAAATCTTAATGATGTACCTCAGATGCCGCCAGCACCTATTTTGGAGGTACCAGAACTAGATATTACAGGTATTCCGATGATGCCACCCCCTCCGGTTGTGGAAATCCCAGAGTATAAATTACCTAAGGTTGAAGTACCTATTACGAACTCTAATCGTAAAGATGAAAAACCTAAGAAAGATGAGACTCCAAAACCAGTTGAACCTAAGAAAGATGAGACTCCAAAACCAACTGAACCTAAGGTAGAAGAGACTCCTAAAGTAGTAGAAACTCCTAAGACAGTTGAGGTAAAACAGACTGTGTACAATGCAACTCCACAGTTGCCTAACACAGGTGAGTCTTCAACAACATTGCTTACCTTTGTAGGAGCAGTAGTTTTAGGAACATCTATGTACTTGATGCGTAAAGCTAAAGAAGAAAATTAAAGAAAAAGAAAATAGTTTGCAGTAATGCAGGCTATTTTTTAATTTTTAAAAAGATAATAAGTAAGAAAACAAAAAGAGGGTTTGATTATGTATGAATTATTGAAAGGTTCACAAGGTGGGTTAAACCAAGAGGTAAAGCCAACTAAGGTGACAAATAAATATGTTGAAAATTTTGAAAGGCTTTTGTGTGCAGGAGCTTATAAACAGTTAAAAGAGAGAAAAGATAAAGGAATTACTGAGGGTATCATCTCTAAGTTCTCACCTAACAATGTACGTAGAGTTGTGTTAGGTTTAGATGGCATTTATGTTCAATTTTATGTTTCCCCAGTTAACTTTAGAGCTAAGGAGCAGTTTGTACCTATTACTTTTACGGAGCAGTTGGGTATAGAGTTATCAGCAGAAAGCAAGTCTACTCCGATTACTAAAGTATTGAGAGGTGATAGTCGCTCTCTCTTTGGTTCACGTGTATTCTCTAGTATCGAAGAGATTATTGTATTGAGCAGTAGCCCAGAGGTACAAGGGTATCTGCTAGACAATCACGGTCTCGATTGGTTCTTAGACCCAAGTAGAAAACAAACTGTGGAGTCTTCATTTAAGCGATTGAGAGCAGTTGGTTTGGTGGAAGACAGTGTGACTTGTAAAGATTTTGTAGAAAGTCACAGAGCACAAATCAACGACCCTTATGGTCTCATTTTGAGAGACACAGAGTTAAACTATGTAGGTGCATTGTTCAACGATGATTTATATTATACTCACACGGCTCTTCGTCCACAGTATTATGAGATGGATGAAGAAGGTGGAGCTTTGTGGAACTACTTCCAAGAAGTGAAGAAAGGTTCTCCAAAAACTTCTAATAAACTAGATGTACAAGCAGAAGAAGATAGTTTTTTAGCAGATAACGATTTAACTTTAGTAACTAACTTCTTAGGTTTAGTAAGAGTGTTAGAGGGGTACCAGTCTGAAATTTCAGCTCAATTTCCAACCTTGAAGGAGACCTTGGAAGTAGGAGAGCACAATAAAGCTTTAGCAAAAGAGTATGTAAATTCTATGGTTGCTTTTGTGAAAGAACATAGAGATATTACATCCTATCCAACTCCTAAAATTTCAATTACTTCTGATACAACTTACTTGAGAGCAGTTTCCGTAGCGAACTATTTACTTAAAAACAAAGATAATGTAGGTTTAAGTAAAGGGGTAGATTCAATCTTTATTGGGTACTTAACTGCTTTAACTACATGTTTAGAATTGGTTTTAGAGGGTATCTCCTTTGACTTTATGGATGAGGAGTTTGTTTCAAGCTATAAAAGTGGTTTGGAGTTATACTTTAGTAACTTGTCTGATGAAACGGCAGAGACGGAGGAAGATAATTCGACCGTAGAAGAAGAGACCACAGAAGGTTTGACTGAGGAAGTTGAAAACTCTGAGAATTATCAAGGTCTTTATGACAAACTAGTGAGTTTCGGATTTAATTTAGAAGGTGTAGAATTTAAACCTTTAGTGAGGGAAATTACGTTAGAAGGTGTAGATTTCTTACCAGATAGTGTCCTAGCGAGAGTTGGAGAAGTTTCTCCTTTGTTTGCAGTAATTAGTGATTTAACTTTGGAGAACTTAGGTTCTTACAGTGATTTCTTTAGCGAAGAAGAATTTTTCTGTTTAGCATGTTCATTAAAAGACCTCGATTTATCAGATGAAGAAGTTATTAAGTTAGCAAGTTTCGGTATCTTTGGGTTAGAGTTAGATGGTTCTGTCTTTGAAGGTTATACTGAGTTTGTAGAAAAACACTCTAAATTAAAAGAACAGTTTGGAGAATTGGATAGTTATTTTGCAAATGAGGGTAAAGGTTCTGAGTTTAAACAGATTAGACCGTCCTTTAAAGAGTTTGCAGAACGCTTTGCAGATGATATTTCGGTTGAGTTATTAGCTGCACCTAATTATTTAGCAGTAGATGTTTTAGGTTCTGCTTACGGTAAAGTTGCTTGGGGTGTTACGTTACCGAAAGTGTCTCAATTGCCTAAGTTAAATAAGCTTTTAACTGACTTAGTGACTACTACAAGGGTATCTTATCGTTTCCGAAGAGATTTTGAGAAGTTTGAGCTTGAATTTGGAGCAGATACTACAAAGTATTTGAACAGTAAACACTTGACTAAAGAGGGAGACTTCCTAAGTGATGTTGTAGACACTCGAAGTTTTGTAAAGATTATGAGTGAGATTTTCAGTTACAACCCACCAAGTGAAGTGAGGGATATTAGTGGAGTATTCCAAAAAGCGTTAGAGTTAGTAGAAAAGAAAGAGGGTGAAGTGAGTGAGTAAAGTACAAGATCAGATGGAGAAAATCTCAAATCAGCTTGGTTTGGGGCTAGATAACCAACAAATTGTAGATGTTGTTTATAGTTCAGTTGAGGAACTAGTAGAGAACGGACTTGAAGGTTCAGATGAGGTCGTTTATTTTTATGCTACTTGTATGTTAGCTTGTGCCTTCGGTCAACTTTCTTTGGATAGAAAAGCAAGTGGGTTCACCTTTGGGTTTAGCGACTTAAAACCAATTTACACTCAGTTAGAGTCAGAATTGGCAGTTCATTCTGTGGAGAACCAACTAAAAAGTCAACTAGCGGTATCCGACTTACGTTCTCAATCTTTGGGTGAATTGACTGCAGAGCAACTAGAACATTATTTAATTGATGATATTGCGACCGTTTCGACTGCTTTAGGTTTAGAGTTTGATGCTACTTCGGTATCTTCAGAGGTCAAAGAGAGTTTGGTTTCGGTTGAGGATGAGACCTTTGCAAGAAAGATTAAAGCTTTAAAATCTTCAAGTAAGTTGAATGCTGATGTAGTTTCTTTGGTAGATTCCTTACTTGAAATTTACGATTTCGCTTTTGAAGCAGGGTATGAATTGGATAAATATGAAGGTATTGTGGTTGGTTTACCTGATTTACCTATGGTTATTATTCAAGGTGAGCAAGCAGTTCAACCGAATTATACTGCATCTTACTACGCAGGAGAAGCTATGTTTTCTCCACTTCGTGATATTTCAGTTAACACTTCAAGACAAGTAGACTTGAAAGAGATTGTAGAGTCTAGCAAACCTATTTACTACCCTTATAAAATGTTGGAGTTTGCTTTAAGTCGTAAGGTAACAGTTCAGAAAGATGATTTGAATTTCCCTTCAGTCCCTATGAAGTGGAAAGGTTCAGACGGTCAACGTGAAGCGATTAAAGATTACTTAACGAAAAGAGCTTGGGAGTATTTGGTGTTGGTATGTGATACTTACCAAGATGGTTACTTTTGGTCTGATAAGGTTGCATATTTTGGTAAAGGTGCAACAAGACCAATTACTCCAACAGATAACCAAGTATTTAAAGACTACTTAACCAAGTTCAAAGCAACATTCTCAACGTTTTCTATCTTGAAAAACCATGTCGGTATGATGGAGGATGAGAAGTGGGCTTCGGCTGAGTGGGTGGTATCTGCTCCAATTTCAGAACTGCAAAATAGTGAGTTTAACCATAGTAGTGCTTTATACACTGATGTCTTTGAATACGGTGGAGACTTTGAAGTTCCTTTAGTAAAGGATTTCAAAGATGTACGTGTTAGTCATTATTCTCACGTTGCTCGCCCAGATATTGCAGAGAGCGAACCGTTGTTTGCTTATAAAGCTTTAGAGTCTTTACAACGTAAGGGTGAAAAATTAACTTATGGTTACCAGTTGTTGGGTAAAGGTCTCGATGGTCGTATTTTGACAGCTTCGAATGATATGACGGCGGCAGTGAATGCAGGCGCTAAGCTAGTGTTGACTTATTGGGCTGGCTCTCGTTCTGGTAAAGGGGTATCTATCTCGAATGGTTTAGCCGTATCTATTGCGAATGGTCGCCCAGTTTTTGGGGGTGATGGTAAACCTGACACAATGGTTCCTTACTACATTGCCTTTGGTGGAGCTGATGATAGTGGTATTCCTAAAGGGTATTTCATTCAAGCAGGTGTATTTAATAAATCAGCTATGCCAGTTATAAATAATATTTCTGAGCAGTTAGATTGGGATAACAATCCTACGATTATGGGTTGGTTTGATAAGTCTATTCCTAAGTGGTTCAGTGGTGTAAGTAGTTCACAGAAACGTTATACAGGTGCTTGGGGTGATATGGCTTTTTATCGTCACATGCTATTGGTTATGGGTATTATCTCTTTACGTGCTACGGTAAGAGCTAGTGATATTGCTTTGTATGAGAAATTAGGTGGCGATGAGGGTATTCTTGGAATTTTTGATGAGGTAACTAACTGGTCTAACTTGTTTGGCTCTAAATCCTTGAGTTCAAATGGTGGTTGGTTCCAGAACATTATGTCTGACTATGACCTTGAAGAATTGCTTGATTTGGGTGAGACTTATTTGGGTGGTCTAATGAAAGAACAAGCTACCCGTAAGTTTGAGCGTAACTTAGAGACAAAATCTGATGAGTATAGAAATAGAGCGTATTTAAGGGATTTGTATGATAAGTTAGATGAGAGCATGCAACTCTTAAATAAGTTGAAAAAGGCAGGTTTCCAAAATGAGGAAAGTTTGCGTTCAAGTATTTACTTAGTGGGACAGAGCTTTAACATAGGTGGTTTTGAGAGACTTCCTAGAAACAAAGGAAATGATGCGTCCTCCTTTAAAGCAGCTTGTGACTATAAGAACGGGGTAAACTAGTAGTTTACACAAATATGGAAAACTTAGTAAATTTTTCATAGTTTTCTATATTTTATGTAACAAAGACAAATAGAAAGCCCTGCACATCTTGCAAGGGGTGTGTATCATTACAAAAGTTAAACCGAGGAAATACCTAAAAGTCCGTTTGCCACAACGTAGGACGAAAGTCCAAGCGTGAGGGTAGCGAAAGCAGAAAGAAGAAACGGGATGTTGATACAACCCAGTAGCTAACACAAGCGTGAACGGTTGTAAAGCTGAAATAAAAGCTAATTAGTGTCTAGTAAATAAAAGTAGTGACTGCTAGAAAACGTTAGTGCTAAGTCAACGCAAACAAGGGTAAGTTTCGGTAGGAATATCCTAAGTCTTAAAACTTTGAGATATGGATAACCTCTAACGACTATCCTCTGATGGAGGAGTGAATTGACACTAAGCTGATGGTATATCAGTGAGTAAAGCCGCAAGCTAATGGCGGAAGAAAAATATTTGGTCTGACTACTCAGTAAAGTTGTGTTAGAGTGATTCAGATTGACATATAGTCTGCGCACGTTCTGTAATGGAAGTGTCTAGGAATTGACCTAGCTGTTAGGGGTTGCGCCTTAATGGAAACTGTCAAAAGTACGAAAAATAGTTCTTTGAAAATTGAATAACACGATAAAATTTTGTTGCATTAAGTTTCATAATATGATACAATAGGTTTATCAAATGTTTAAGGAGGAAACCTATATGACAGGAAGACCTAAATCTAAAAAGGGTGTTAAAGTGCATACTGCTTTCAAAATTTATCCAAAGGATAAAGAGAGAGCGCAAGTTATGGCAGATAACTTGGATATGAGTTTGTCAGCGTACATTAACAAAGCTGTTTTGGAGAAATTGGAACATGATGAGAAGTCAGAAGCTTAGACTAAAACTAACCAAGGAACAAGAAGAAAAAGCATGGTGGTTTAGTAAAGTTTCACGCAACTATTGGAACCTCTTAGTTGATATTGACAAACGTAATAATAAGGGTGAATTTGATGATATTTTGAGTAGAAATGGAAATAAAACCTATCACTCAAACTTCTATGGTAGAGAGATTTATATTCTTAAAGAATCTGATTATTCAAACCTTGCTAAGATTGTTGTCTCTAAGAACTATGAGGAAGACAATGAAGCTTGGTCTTGGTATTATCAACCTAACCAGTCTTTTATCTATAATTCCCTTGCTAGGGAGCTAGTAAAGATTAGGAGACAGAATAAAGGGCAACTGAAGTTTAGAAGTATCGACAAAATTCAACCAAGTTTCAATGTCACTTGTTGTATTTCTTCTGACAAGAAGCGTCCTAGTCGTATTTATCTAAAAGATAATGGTAAACTACAAATTCCGACTCTCGGTGATGTTAATTTCGGTTCCACTAGAAAAGGTTTCGATTTATCCGGTAAGAAACAAGTTGCTAAGGTTTCTTTCGATGGTAAATATTGGTACTTGATTTATACTGTGGGTATTGAAGTTCAAGTAACCGATTTACCAGATTATACAGATGGTATCGGAGTTGACTTAGGAATTAAAACTCTTGCGACTTTTTCTGATGGTACTATTGTTCCTAATATTAAAACATTCAGAAGAGTTCGCATCTTGAATAAGCGTTTGAAACGACTACAACGTAAGGTCTCGCGTAAATACTTTATCAACAAATGCAACAAACACAATAAAACAAAGAACATTATTAAGTTAGAGAGAGAAATTAAATTGATATACCGTTCACTAAAGAACATCCGTATCAATCACATTCGTAAATTTGTCTCAGATTTGGTTAAACAACAACCAGAATATATTGCAATCGAAGACTTGAATGTAAACGGAATGATGAAGAATAAACATCTTGCAAAAGATATTATAAATTGTTCATTTTATGCTATCCGAGAACACATTATTAGAAAGGCAACTGAGCGCCATATAGCGGTTAGGTTAGTAGATAGGTTTTACCCTTCTAGTAAGACTTGTTCAAACTGCGGTAATTACAAAAAGGACTTAAAACTTAAACAAAGAGTGTATCGTTGTAACAACTGCCAAGAGAAAATAGATAGAGATTTCAATGCTTCAATAAATATTGCAAGAACAGACAGATATGTATTAGCTTAATTAAATTGTTTTATTGCCTTTGGAAACTAGAGGTTATTAGTTTCAGTGGTAGGTCAGCCGTGAAGCCGAACCACTTTAATATAGACGCCCTGAAAAGTATGAGCATATCAAACGAAGAGTAGCATAAGCAAAATTCGGCTCAATATGGGAATGTTAAATGTGTTATTCAATTTCTGATTTTTCGCACTTTTGACTTACGGTAGTAGACCCTTGGTTGTACACTTTATTGAACTTAGATACAGGTTTCATGGTGGGGTACAAAGGTACTGAAAAGTCTCAATATTGGTCTAGCCAAAATGGCTCAGATTCTAAGCGGTATCTTACTTCAAGTTCTCGTAGATTTGCCTATTTCGGTGGGGTCGATTTCCCAACAATTCGAGATGAAAGTCCACAAAATAAAGGGTTAGCTCGTTCTGTAAACTCCCAAATGGAGGGTGGAGCAGTATACTTTAAACCGTATTTAATTTTAGGTGACTCTAAAGGTTCTTGTGTTGAACAGTTGGAGAAAAACTTAGGTAGTAAAGCTGACTCTATTCGTTTACGCAATGCTAATCCAAACAACCCAACAGAGTGGGATGATAGAATAGGTGTACTTGGGTATCTGAAGGCTTTAGGCTCCAGTGATGTCGCTACTTCCTTTGTTCGTGCACGAGAGATTGCAGATATGGTAGTAGCTCAAATGGGCTATGAGGGTTCTTATTTAGAGTTCTTGTTAGATTTAAGACCTGAGTGGAACTTCTCTTGTGAAGATGTTGTGATGGCTTTTGTAAACCAAGATGCTTATCTTGCTAAGAAGAAAGAGACTGTATATTCTAAAGTTGATGCTTTACTTACTGAATTAGTAGAGTTTAAAACTACGGGTAATCCATCTGATGAAGATTCTAATATTGTTGTAAATAATGTAGACCTCCGTCCAGAGTTTGCAACTAGGGACGTAAAAGCAGATGAACTTGAAAGCGATTCTGATATTGAGGGTACAAACTCATTAGAAGGTGTCTCAGAGGTCCCAGTTTCGTCTGAGAGCGATTTAAACCTATCGGATGATAATTTAACTGAGGAACCTCAAAAATGGACTAGGGAGCAATCTGAGACTTCTGAGAGTGTGCAACCTAAAACACCTAATATAGCAGAACCTTTAAATGTTGCTTCTACTTTGGCAAGTCAATTAGGGGTATCTGAAACGGCTCTTATGTCTGTATTGCAGTCTGCATTTGGTTTAAATGTTTCTACGATACCTACGGTTGAACCAAGTATTTCTGTTGATGATTTGAATAGTCGAACAACTATGAGTAGAGTTGCTTCAAATCAAGCAGGTGTAGTCCTTAAAGATGACCAAGATTTGAAAGAGTACTTGTTAGAAGATATTTATAACTACTTTGGTGATTGGACTAGGGTTCGTAAGATTGAAGTTATTGGTCGCCAATTATACTTTAATGGTTTGCTTTATGAACCGATTAAAGAGGGTGTTCAGTTTAGTCCAGAGGTGTCTCCATATTGCATTTCTTTGTGGAATAGTGGTAGCTTTGGAGAATTGTTTGATTGGCAATTAATTGGTCAATATTTAAGTCCAACATCTTTAGTATTTGATTCTATGGACTATACTTATCGAGAATTTGATGGTTTGCAGTCGAAAAGTTCTAGAGAAGTAGTAGAGGGTGCTTATAAGAGGTATCCAACTTTGCAAGACTTACAAGTAGGTAGCTACACTTTCACAAGAGCTGAGGTAGAGGACTTGATGTTAGAACAACAACCGTTCTTATCAAGTTACGACCGTAGACAACAAGTCTTCCGTAGAGGTAATAGCAAAGGTAAGTCGTTCCGTCAAAGACGTTGGCAAAAAGCAAGAGAGCACATGGCTGAGGGGCACACAGGTCGAGCAGTTGCATCTGCTATTGGTGCAGGTCTTGGGGTTGGTTTCCAAGGTGCAAGTAACGTTGGTGGTTTCTTCAACAAAGCTGCAAGGGTATTTCGTAAAGCAGGTTCTTCTGTTGCTGAGAACTGGAGAGAAGAAAATAAGTCGAAACACTAAGAGGGAGAGAGAGAGCTTTCGCTCTCTTTTCTTTTTACCTTTTAACTTGACATTCTTACAACTTTTTGATATAATAATAAAAATTAAATCAAAAGGAGAACTTAAGTTTGAAAGTAGAAAAAGAAAAGGTAGAACTTAATTCAAAGACTCTACCACAATTACTAGATACGTTGTTTAAGTCTCAAAAACATGTTTTAGTACGCATTAACGGAACGGTCATTTTGGATTTATTAGATTTAGACGGTTTGAAAAAGCTTTTAATTATCAAGGGGTATCCTTATGTCACTGTGGTTTCCAAAAGTTATGGGTATGAACTTAATGTTCCAACGTCAATAGAAAGATAGGTAAAAGAAATTGTTTATTATTAAGTCAGAATTTAGCAAAAAGCCAAAGTTGAGAGGTAAGTCCCTTGTTGATTTGTTTGGACTCTCAACTCGTAAGTCCTCCTTAGAAAATTTAGAGTTATTTACGACTCAAATTAAACCTCTTATTCAAAGTGGTGAGCTTGGAGGTAAAGTAGTCAATTTCCCTAATATGACAAGTTATTTCCACCCAACACACCTTAGAGAAGTTTACGAATACTTGCGATATCTTATTATGGAACGCGCAGTCACGATCGACTTTTCCGTTTATGATGGTACTTTGATTAACTTAGTTGGAGAAAGTATTTTACGAGGTTCAGTTTCAACCGATCAAGTTCGTATTCAATTTGAACTTGAAGATGGTGGTAGACGTGATTTGCGCTTTGATGAACAAGGTCGTATCCATAATTGGCCTGTTGGTTACTTTGAACCTAGCGCTCCATTTAATTTAAGTTTGTGAGGTTGAAATGAGTGTTGTAGAATTAGTCCAAGAAATATTTGATGAACCAGACTTTGAAAGTCATGATTCTCTTTCAGATTTTACATTAGAGCGTGGTTTCGATACACACCATATACGCATTATTTCAAGAGATTCTAACTACAATGTTTATGTTTTCAAAGTTGTCGAAGTCTTGCGTAAGAGCGATAAAATTGGGGAAGTTAAACGTACCAACTACTTTAAGACTTTGGAAGAGTTAGATTTACACCTTAGAAATATAAGGAAAGGGTATCCAACCTTTGAATTTAAACCTAAGTTTGGTTTCTTACCTTAGTTGGGAGTTTTTATGTTTGATAAACTAAGAAATTTAGTAAAGAAAGAACCTTCTTTCGACTTGTCTCTTTCTAAGAATTACACTAAGAAAGAGCTTGATATGATTGCTTTACTTCTCAAAGATAACCCAGAGCGACAAAGGGAGTTTGAAAACCTTTATGAGCAATTTGAGGTTGACGTCGAGAACTTGAATTTGTTCCAACAAAATGCTGCAAAAGTGATTGATAATTCGGATAAGCTTGTCTCTTTATCTACTGAAACTGAGGTATTAGTTGAGCAAATCGTTGAAGAATTAGTTTCTCAGACTGTTGTTTGGGACTCTTCACAAAACAAAGTTTTGCCTTTACCACAACCTGTTCGGTATCTGCAAAATGCGAAAACTCTCGTTTCTTTGCAAGAACTAGGGCTTCAGTTTAGTGGTTATATGTGCAAACAAGATATCCCCGAACCTAGTTCTAAGGTTCTTTTGCGCCAATACAATGATTATGTAAAAACTGGCAATATGTTGTTTTACAACCTATTTAGACAAGGGTTAGATATTTTAGATTTAGACCCTTTTGTATATGAATTATTAAACCACGACCCAAATACTATGTCGAATTGGCTCTTTGCGATTAAAGAAGTTGTTGATAAAACACAATTCTTTAAAATTCCAAAGACTCGAATCATTAAAGTTCCGTTAGCTTTATTGCAAAGTACACGTGTTTATGACTTTAGAGAGTTGAGTCCTTTGTCTTTAGAGGTTATCAATCGTTATGCACAGAGGGTTTTTGACTTAGATACAGAGAAAGACTATTTTATCAAAACAGGTACGTTCTCCTCTAAATTTGACTTTCGAAACGCCAAAGTTACGAAAGGTCAAGAAGTTTCAGAGTTAGGTTCTTACTTGTGGTATATTCAGCACCAAGCAAATCAAATGGCTTCGCCTTTGAATAATAAGGTTATGTACGGTGTATCCTCAAACAACGAGTGGGTTGTACGTGAGTTTATCGATGATGTGGAAGGTAATCCAACAATTTACAATGGGTTGCCTTTACACACAGAGTACCGAGTTTTTGTGGACTTTGATACAGAAGAGGTGATTGGGATTTCTCCTTACTGGCATCCCCAAGTCATGAAAGAAAATTTCCTTGATATTGGGGTATCTGCGCCTATTCAAAAGAACCATGATTATATTAACTACATCAACCATGAAGACACTTTGATGCAGCGCTACGAAGAAAATAAGGATTTAGTGGTATCCGAAGTCTCTCGCTTGCTTGTTGATTGTAGATTGAAAGGTCAATGGTCGATTGATATTATGCAAAACGGATCAGATTTTTGGTTAATAGATATGGCTCGTGCTTCGGAGTCTGCTTTGTCTGAGTGTGTGCCAAAAGAAAAATTAAAACAAGCACCACTACCTTTTATGCTTAGTGAGGGTTTGCTTGAAATAGGAGATTGATGATGCTACATAGAATTGAGATATATCGGGAACCTTATTCCCTCGCAAAAGATAAAGACTCAGAGTTTAAATTGAAGTTGCTACAAATAATCGAGAGCGAAGATTTGTCCGCAGTAGTAGACCTCGGTATCAGTTTTATGCGTTCAGAATTTGAGTCTGCAGATTTGAGCGCTGATGATGTAACTGTAGGTAGTTTTATCTGTTCTGACCCAAGTGGTTTAAATAACTCGGTAAAAGAAGACGCTTTAAAATTGCTCTACAAATACTTAGTAGGCGATTTGTACTCTTTTATTCCGATTACTTTTTATGACAAGCGAGTTTGGTCTAAAGTGTCGTATATTATCAAATACGAAGAGTTGATTTCTGAGGAAGTAGGTGACTAACTATGGTTTCCAAAGAAAGAAAATTTCTAAAGACAGTTGACCTATATTCTATGGTTGTTGATGTAGGTTTAACTTGGGGTTTTACAGATTATGAAGAAGTTGCTGAACACAAGCGTTTGACTGGGTTGTTTGCTACTCAGATTAGTCGCCAAAATGATAAGTACGAACAACGTCACACTGCAGACTTAAAGGCGCAGAGTAAAGAATTTGGCTATGTCCAACCAAGTAACGGAGTTCCTATTTTCAATGATGAGGTTGTGGATTTGGATAATACTTACAAATATGTAAGAACAGGCACTCCAATTAGAGAACCAAATAGAAGGAGAAGTTACTGGTGAACTTAGAAGAAAGACAACAAATTGAAGTGAGAGTAACCCAATTAAATGACAAACTAACAACCCTCGGTATCCCTCAACTTTCGTTCCATTTTGACATTGAGGGTGAAGTGGTTCAGTTACTTTACAAATTGAGTTCCTGTAACTTCTATGAGTGGATAGGTTCCGTTGTAGACTCCACACCGTCTGAGATTTTGGATTGGTTGAAAGTTCAAGAGAGTCAGTTTTACTTGTACAAGCAACTGATTTCTTATTTTGGGAGTGGTTTTGCACATGCAATTATTCCAAATGACTCTACGGTAACTTTGACTTTAAGTCACTTGACTTATGTTTTCAGTTACGATAGAGAGCATTTAGTTATTTTTGCTTACAAGAATTACATTGGCAAAGACTTAGCTAAGTCAGGTTCTAAATTGGGTAAATTGAAGTTAGAGAGACTTGGAATGCCCCATAGCCGAGAGCCTTTAGGTACTAAGGTTTCTATGACTAGAGTTTGTCCTGAGACGGAAGTAGTGAAGCATTTAGATTATATTATTAGCACGTTTAAGCAGTTCGAAGAGATGGTTGTAAACCAAAGCAATTAAGAATTGAGGGAGAGTATGTATTTAGACGGAAAACAACAAGTAGAATTGAAAGTTGAGCAACTTAATCAGAGACTAACTGAACTCGGTATCCCTCAACTTCGCTTTGAATTTGAACCGAAGTTAAGTTTGATTAGATTGACTTATCAGAAAAAGCCTTGCTTTGATGTCATTGATTATGAAATTAGCGATTACTATGACGATCTTATAGAATGGTTAAATTATCACGAAGGTAACTTGTTCCTATACCAACAGTTGGTATCACATTTTAAAGGCGCATTCGCTCGCCTTATCAAACTTGATGATGGTAGTTTAGGTTTGACCTCAAATGGTTTGACTTATCAATTTGGTTACTTGAACGGTCAGTTACTTGTAGTTTGCTCTAAAAACTACGAAAAAGACTTACTTGAGTTGGGTACTAAATTTGGTGCGATGAAACTTGAAAGAGTGATTGTTCCTAAGGAAAAGAACCCTATGTGGACAAAATGTAGTGTAGGAAAGATGATTCATGAAACAGAAGTTGAGGAGACTTTGCTTAGAATTGAGTCTGATTATAAGAACTTTGAAGATATGTTTGTATATCAAACGGCACAAATTACAGATAACTAGAGGTAAATTCTGAAGATTACAATTCCAAAATAAAGAAAGAGAGAGGTATCCTCTCTTTTTGTTTGACAAAATAAATCAATTTTGATATAATAGAGAAAATAGAAATTGAGGTAGTAACTATGAGTAGTATTGCAAAAGTTATTGAAACGTTCAATGATGGTCAGTGGGTCACACTGTTACTTTATAACGAAATTACTAAAATGGGGTTTTACTACACCTTCGCAACTTCCGACTTAGTTTACAAATGGTCTGAGATTTTGAAAGACTTACGTGAATTAGATACCTCTAATCATCCAAAATCTGCAACTGTCATTAGTCGTCCGTTTGACACTGTTGATGAACTAATTAGTTATTTTGAAGATAACTTGTTATAGTGAGGTGTAGTTATGGAAGTTAAAGAAAACACAAAACTAATCACATTTAGAGAGTCGTATCGTGGAGAGACTTATGTTGCTTTTGCAGAAGACAAGACTGAAGTGTATGTATTTAAAAAGTTTTTGAATTGGGTTTCTTGGTATTCTCACTCATTTTCTAACTATTTTTATGTTTTAAATAAAGATAACCTAACTAAAATTGTAAGTGATTTTGAAACGTTTCTGTCTTTAAGTGACTCTTTTAAATATTGTGAGTACGGCTCTGAAGAAGCTGACTTAAAAGTAGTAGCTCAATTTTATAGGGAAGACGGTCGCCTACCTACTAACTTGCATAGAGGTAGCAGAAGTCGTTCAATTAGTGTAGATTTTGAAGTAACCATTCCGTCCTTACAAGATGGTAACATTCTACACGAAGATTTAGCACATCGATACTATACTGTGGTTATTACAAACTTAGAAGATGTACGGTACTTAGAAGATTACTAAATAGAGGGTTTATCTCCTCTTTTTACTTGACTTAATTAAATAATTTTGGTATAATAGAGAAAATAGAAAAGGAGATTAGGTTCATGAAACCAACATTATTAGATTTTAACAAATTGG